CTACTTACGACCACCACTTTTTCTCTCGCTCCTTAAAAACCAAACGTTAAAACAACCCCACCAAACCAAAGAACCAATCCATGAACACAAAACAAAAACATATTATCGCGCTATCTGGTGGAAAAGATTCCACAGCCATGGCGCTTAGATTAAAAGAATTGTACCCATCCAAAGAATTTATTTTCTTTTGTACCCCCACAGGAAACGAACTCCCAGAAATGAAAAAACATTGGGAAAACTTAGAATCTCTTTTGAATCAAAAAATTGTATACATCACAAATAAAACTTTGTCCTTTTGGATAGAACATTTTGGAGCGCTTCCAAATTGGAGACAAAGATGGTGTACAAGACTTTTGAAAATAGAACCCTGTTTGGCTTTTGTGAAATCCTTTTCAGAGAAACCAATATTGTATGTAGGACTAAGAGCAGATGAAAAAGAGAGAAAGGGGATATATAGCGAAAATGTAGAAACCAAATTTCCACTTAGGGAATGGAACTGGGGAATCAAAGAAGTAACCAATTATTTAGAAACAAAAAAAGTGAAAATCCCCAGAAGAACAGATTGTTCTTTTTGCTATGCTCAAAAAGTAAGTGAATGGTTTTATCTTTGGAGGGATAATAGACCCCTATTTATGGAAGCCATTAAAAAAGAAAATAAAACAAAACACACATTTCGCAATCCTAGAAATACGAAGTGGGGAAAAAATCTTTTTGAAATGAAACAAAAATTTGAAGAGGGTTATTTGCCTTTTGGAGCAACCAATCAAATTCCACTTTTTGAAGATGAAGAAACAAAACCATGCCGAGTATGTACATTATGACCAAGAAGACCAAAGCCAAATCCACAAATAAAAAACTCACCCAAGCCCAAAGGGAAGAAGTCGTTCGTCTATCTGTTGAAGATGGATTGACCTATACGAAGATAGCGGAAAAGATGGGGTGTTCGATTCCCAATGTTTCCTATCTGATGAAGAAGCATCGTAACAAAGCCCAGGATAACAAGAAGAAAGAAGAGGCACGAACAAAAGCCAAGATGAAGGCCAACCCATTTGAATACCCAACCGACCCAATCACTTTTCGAGTGGGGAAACTTCTGGAAATAGAAGGAGATATACAATATGCACGGGAAGAGAAGGTGATACATACATTGGGTTCTCTTCATAAACTCCATCTTTCTCTTCATGATGAACTCCGTACATTTGTAGAGGCATCAAAAGAAACCCATGGTTCAACCGCCCAACAACTGAAGATTGAAATTGTGGACGCCATCCAATCTCTTCCCCCACTTCTCAAGAAACAGGTGATGGATGAACTACTAACGGATACTTCCAACATTGTGAGATTGGCCACAAAATGATTTCTCTTTTGAAGCTAGCCAAGAAGACCAAGGAGTTAAAAGATTTGGTGGATGAATGCCCCCTAGATTTTTTTAGGCCGTCCATCCCCCAAAAGCGAGTATTGGAATCAGAAGAAAACATTACTTTATTTCGAGCGGGAAACCAGCTTGGGAAAACCTATGTGGGAAGCGCTGAGTGTTTATATATGATGAAGGGATATAGCCCATACAAAGATTTATCCCATATCAAGCCCCCCATAATCGTTTGGGCTATCGTCCACTCTTGGGAACAGTCCAAGATTATCCAAGCCAAGATTCATAGCTTGATTGGAAAAAATGAATATGCTGATGACTCCCCAGATTTCCAAGAAGGGCGCGGGTATCGTGCCAAGAATCCATGGTTCAAGTTGAAAAATGGAAGCATGTTATTTTTCAAAACTACCAACCAAGGAACTTTGGGCGTGGCATCTGGAACAATTAATTTTTGCTGGATTGATGAACCTTGCCCCCAAGCGCTTTTTGGGGAACTTGTTCCAAGATTATTACGGAACAGAGGAAGAATGCTTATGACCATGACCCCTATTGGTGGGGGTGATTTAACGTGGTTAAAAAAATTGACAGAAACCAAACCGCCAAGAGTAAAAGACATTCATGCCCCGTTATCAGTGGAGAACACAACCCCCATAGATTTGGACGGAAGCCCATTGGAAGCTCTCTTGCTACAAGAAGACGTGGATAGAATCGCCGATACATATCTTTCAATAGATAGAAGCGCAAGATTGGAAGGTAGTTGGGATGTGGGGGTTCCCATGGATGGACGTATATTTGAACATTTCGGAGAAGCCCACATATCAGATACTCCATGTCCTGTAGGTTCATATAAGTTTTCTATAGGTATTGACCACGGCCATACACCAAGCGCCCAATGTGCTATACTTGTGGCGATATCAGATGACGATAAAACAATCCATGTTCTGGATGAATACTTTGCCAGTGGTGGAGAGAAGGAACAAGGAACAGCACGAAGACACGCGCGGGCAATTATAGCAATGATTAGAAGAAATGGGTTGGAACCCTTACAAATAAATAGATGGACTGGAGACCGCCCCCATGGTGGTGGAAAGCATGGTGGGAGAATGTCCAATTCTCTTCTTCGTTCAGCCTTGGAACATGTCTTGGATTATCCTGCTAACTCTTGCCCATTCCGAATTCACACGGCCCATAAACCAAGATGGTCTGTATATTATGGATGCCAACTTATACATGAAGCCATGGTACAAGGAAGATTTATTGTACACCCCAAATGTAAAAGATTAATTCGTTCTCTTTCTTCATGGACGTTAAAAAAATCGGGTGCAATGGACCGTCTTTCTGAGTGGAAACATGCCATAGATAGCCTAAGATATGCAGTCGTACCCATCCTTGATTCTAAGTATAGCGCCCCCAAATTTTCAAAAATACCGATTCATCGAAAATAGGATTTTAATATGTTGACATTACCCGCCAAGCCCATCTTTCCTGATAAGGCATCCAACGATAGAGCAGAAACCACGGCCAGAAGAAGAAGACTTTTGGAAGGAAATTGGGGTTCCGATTTGGAAGACTTTATAACTGACACAGTAGCCTTGGACAGAAGAGCTATTTGGGGTTCTTTGGATACCTCTTCCAACGTGTTCAAAACAGGATGTGAAGCCTTAGCGGTTTTGTATAGCAGAAAGCCTTCAGTGGGAATACGTAGAGAAAGCGCGGATGAAGCGCGGGATTTTATTGGCCCCCATGGTGCTTTGGATAAAAGTCATTATTTTGAGATGATGTCCAGCGTACAAATGAAAACTATTGGTCTTCGTGAAATGTTGATGAGAGTCGATATCAGCGATTCCAACCAAATCATGTTCCGACCGGTTACCCCTGATATGGTTTTTGCAATGGCCCCCGCTGGCGACCCGATGAAGGCGGATTATCTTTTTGAACAACGACTACGAAGAAACGATTCCACGGGTGAAATGTTTTGGACGGCGGATGTCTATGATTTGAGAGACAAAAATAATCCATTGTATACGGTTCATCACGTGGAAGCAGATGGGAAACTTGGCGAAGAAATGACCAAAGAGTTTTTGGGTGGAGATATGAGTGGGGATAATTATCCTTATCGAGATGCCCAGGGGAATCCATTCCTTCCATGGGTTTTCTATCATGCTTCTATAGATGGAAGCCTATTTTCTCCCTATGAACTATCGGAAGTAGTGGCGGGTTCTATGGTGGCATCAACATATTATACGTACTTGAAACATCTAATGTTTGATGCTTCATTCCCACAACGCTATGTGGCTTCGCTACAATTGGCGGGATTGAACACGATGGACACCAATATGGCATCCCAAAGAATGAGTGTATCTACAGACCCTTCTAGTATTCTTTGTTTCACTGGTGACCCTGACAGCTCCACTCAACCTTTGATAGGTCAATTCCAAGCGGGAATGTCCGACCCCGCCACAATGTTGGGCGCTATTACTACCTATGAGAGAAGATTGGCTACCCAGATGGGCATAGACCCAGCAAGTGTTCAGAAGGTATCAAGCGACCCAAGAAGCGGTTATTCTATCGCAATGAGTAAAGAGTCTATGCGGGATGCCCAACAACGTTTTCAACCTACATTTTCAGTTTCTGACATTGAAGCCATTGAAAAAAGCGCGATGATATCCAATAGATTATTGGGTACAAATTACCCAGAAAGTGGATATGTGATTTCGTATGAATCAATAGAGTTATCAGAAGGTGAACAGAAAGCCCAAAGAGAAAATATAATTGCTCTTCTCGATAAGGGTTTATTTTCACCAGTAGATGCAATGTTCAAGCTATATCCAGAACTTACCACGGAAGAACAAGCGATGGAAAAACTTAGGCTTATCCGTCAACAAAAAATCGAATTTGGAACATAACCCAACCCCAATAACCCCCAAACCAAAGAGAAAACCATGAAAACAATTACGCATGAAGGCCAAGAATATATTTTGAAAACAGAAGTGGATGGAATCGTTCGTGAACGTCTATCCAAAGTAACAGAGAACAAGAGAAGCGCAGAGAAACGGGTTTCAGAACTAGAAGCCACGTTGGAAGAAATGGGTTCCAAAGTAAAAGGAGCGGAGGCCATGGCTTCCCAGCTTGCAAACCTCCAGGATGAACTAGCCGTTTCCAACCAAAGATATGAACGTCATCAAGCGATAGCCAGCCAAGGAATAACAGACCCAGAAGTTAGGGATTTGGTAGAGTGGCAATACAACAAAGCCATGGATTCCAAAGCCAAGAAGGATAGAATCCCCATGGGTGAATGGATGGTGGGAATGAAAGAGGGTGGAGAAGTCCCAACAGTTTTGAAGCCATACTTCCAAGCCCCACAAGAAAGCTCCACTCCTTCCCAAATCCAAGAGTTAGGGGAAAGATTGGAACACACCCAATCCACTCCACAAATGGCCACGGCATCCACCCAACCCGCGCCCCGTCCTTCCACCAATCAAGGAGTGACACAAACCCAAGACCATGCCACAAATGGCGATATGTGGAAAAAAGCGAGTGGAGATTTCGAATTTTATCAAAAAAATCGTGAACAACTGAAGAAGCAGTACTACCAAAGAAGAAATAATCGTTTTAAAATATGATAAGAAACATTACAGCATATCAAATAAATGGGGAGTATTATCTTCATGAGGGGAAGCCCAATGGCAACACGAAAAAAAAAATCCAGCGTATTATCAAAGAGAAAAAAGCTAAAATCCATAGCTACAGTTTTGTCAATGGCTGGCAAGAAGAAAAAAACAACAAAGCCCAAACGGGGCATGAGAACAAAAACTAATAAACGTAAAAAATAGGAGAATAAAATGGCTACAGATTTAACAACCTTGAATTGGTCCAATGGTGGAGCAATGAAAAAAGTAACAACAATTACCACAACTGTGTTAGAAGTCAAGATTCCCAAATGGTGTAAGCTTGTAACGGTCAAACCAGAAGCCCAAGCAATCGTATTTTCTTACGATGGAACTGATGGGGGTAGCAAGACAGGAAATGAATTCCCCCATCCCGTGGATGCTATTATTCAATACAATCCCCAACAAACCGCAGAGCAAAGAAGTATTTTTGTAGCTTCCCCAACAGGAACAGCCACAATATATTTTATTTTTGAATAGCCCAACCGGATAGAACCATGGCCATACCAATATATTCCCCAGGAACGGGAACAAGTGAAACCGTAACAAGTTTTACAAATCAATCCAGTGTATCAATTTCACACTCTTTTAGCTTCAAACCGCGTGTTCTGATAGTGGATACGAGTGGGAATCAGATAATGGGTGATATACTTTTTTCGTCTAATTCAATCACAATTACATTTGTGAGTTCCATCTCTGGAACTGTTTATCTAAGCTAGAATGAGACGATTCTTACAACGATTCTTACAACCCCCAATGGAGTAAAACACCCATGAATTTCTATAATCCCGAAGTTATTTTTAAAGGTGGCGTTAAATGTGAAAGCGCCCCTTCCGCAGATGCAGACCTAACCAGAAAGCAAGACATCGCCGGTCTTTCTTTTATCTCCGGAATTGCTTCCGGTTCTTCCTCGATGCTTTCCGTAGCTGATGGAGAACTCAGTATCAATAGTCTGGCTATTACTGATGTACATGTTGATAATACACAAACTTCTTTGGCTAACTTTATTCTCAATGAATCATCAACCGCTTCTTCATTGAAAGAAGGTGATGTTCTTATTCTTACCGCTCCAAGCGATGGAACAGAAACATTTATGGTTTCGGGTGCGAATGGTTCAACCGCTGGAAACTATACCCAAATCGAAAGCCCATTAACCGCTTCTGAAGTTGGAAGTGTTCTTGTGGCTGGAGAGGGTATTTCTGTTAATGCTGGAACTGCTCAAATAAGCGCTAATGTAGCCGTTGGAAGTGGACTTTCCAAATCTGTTAATGGCGGTCAAATTACATTCGCTTTTAATGGAAATAGTGACATTGTAGCGGAAGGAAGTTCAAACCTTTACTTCACCCAAGCGCGCGCGCGAACCAGCATCCAAGCGGATGCCGGCGCTGGAAACCTTCTTACATATGCCAGCGGAAGCGGTGATTTGATGGTTTCCACTTCTTCCGTTCGTGGTGTCTTTTCTGCTGGAACTGGGCTTTCCTTTTCCGGTGGCCAATTCGCATTTAATGGAGATAGTGACATCGTAGGGGAAGGAAGTTCAAACCTATACTTCACAGATGCGCGCGCTCGTGGCGCTCTTTCCGCTGGAAATGGTATTGCTTACAATAGCGCAACCGGTGCAATTTCCATCAATCTTGTGGGTGGAACTGCTATTGATGTAACAAATAACACCATCGCTTTCAATGGTTCAACTTCTGACGTATCCGAAGGTTCAAACCTTTACTATACAGATGCTCGTTCCAGATTGGCCATATCTCCAGATTCTGGAGCTGGAAACCTTCTTACATACGTAAGCGGAACCGGAAAAATGGCCGTTTCCACATCTTCGGTTCGTAGTGTCTTTTCTGCTGGAACTGCCATGGATGTTTCAAATGGTGTTATTGCTTTTGTTGGTAGTACATCAAATGTTTCCGAAGGAACAAACCAATACTTCACCCAAGCGCGCGCGCGAACAAGTATCCAAGCTGATTCAGCTACTGGAAACCTTCTTAGCTATGCCAATGCTTCTGGTGATTTGCTCGTTTCCACTTCTTCGGTTCGTAGTGTCTTTTCTGCTGGAACTGCCATGGATGTTTCAAATGGTGTTATTGCTTTTGTTGGTAGTACATCAAATGTTTCCGAAGGAACAAACCAGTACTTCACCCAAGCGCGCGCGCGTAGCTCCGTAACTGTCGGAAGTGAATCGGATGAACTTCTGAATTATGATGGTTCGAATGGTGCGTTTTCTCTACGTCTTCAAGACCTACGAAAAGAGTTCTCTATCACTCTTTCCGCGAATACTCCCGCCACATTAACCCACGAACTTTCCAAGCGTCTTGTTCATGTGTCAGCAATGGACGCAAGTGGTAACAAAATCGAATTGGATGTGGTCTATAGTTCCACTTCTGCTTTGACTGTCGAAAGTGCTGTTGGTATTAGCGTAACAGTAGCCGTTTCTGTCTAATCCTCCATAATACTCCAAGGGGATAGGGTATCTTCTACTCTATCCCCTTTTTTTTACTCTTCCCCTAGGTGAATTATGATTGAAATTATTGGTTATCTTATTGGTGGGGCTATCGTTGGTGGGTCCTTGACATTTGGACTTATGAACGGCACAAAAGAAGCCCCCATTCCCATAGTTGTTCCACAAGATGAAGTGGCCAAGGAGCTGGGGAAGTTGGATGTGGTTTCCCCTATATGTTCCCCCGATTTTATCGAGAAACAAGGGGATGGGCTTTGTAGGGAACTTATGTGTATGACCCAAACGAATAGCGCCACTGGAGAAGTGAGTGGGACGACATGCGACAACATCACCAATCTACGAAACAAGAAAGCGCTTATCTCTTTTTGTACGTCCAAGGAAAGAACGGAAGAAGGGATAACAAAATGTATAGACTTATTCCAAAGAAGGGGTATATAAAAAGTTATACACAGGTTATACACAGCCTATGAATAACTTATGAAAAAAGTTATACACAAGTTATACACAGCCTATGAATAACTTGTGTATAATGAAAATGTGTGGTTAGGGTCGTTCCCGTCAATAACGAAAACCACGGAACAAAAAAAACTCTAACTTAACAGGAAAATAAAATGGCTACTATAGCATATTCAACTTTACAAACTGCCGGACTTCGTCTTGATGCGATGATTGAAAACGAAGTACGCGCTCTTCTTCACGATTCGGCTTCTATTCGCAATTCTGGCGCTCTTCTCTTTGCTGGGGATGTGGCTGGAATCGGTTCTGATGCCATCACTCTACGTTATGCCGGTCTTGACGGATACGAGGCGATGAATACAACCGCTGACGGTACAGAAATCACTTCTTCCAACCTTACTACAGCAACCGCAGATATTACAGTGGGACGTATTGGTTTACGTTATGACCTTACAGATTTGGCATCTCTCACAAAATTGGGAAATGACATTGATGTTTTCCGACTTGCTGAAAGCATGGCTGGAGCATTTGAAGCGCGCTTCATGGAAATGGTTTGTGCTACATTCACATCGTTCTCTTCTAGTGCTGGAAGTGCTGGTGTAGATATGTCAGTGGATGATTTTATGGACTCGCTGTATTTGCTCGAAATCGCAGATAACCCATCTCAGCTCTTTGCAGTCCTCCACCCACGGCAAATTGCGGATTTGCAATCCAGTATTAGGTCAGAAACCGCAAATGCTATAGCATTCAACCCAGCGCACCACGATTTATTAAAAAGTCTTGGCCAAGGATATGTTGGTGATTTTATGGGTGTACAAATCCACAAATCTTCATATTGTCCATTGAATGGTGGCGACCGTGAAGGCGCTATGTTTTCTGCTGGCGCTATTGCTTATGCTTTGGGTACTCCAATGCCTTTAGCTACTCCAAGCGGTGAAATCCGCCCCGCTGGAACTCCAATTTTGGTTGAGACGGAACGTGATTCAGCGTATTCCCTTACTAAAGTAGTTGGAACAGCGTACACTGGTAGTGCGATTGTAGAGCAGGCACGTGGCGTTCTCATCTCCACAGATGCATAAAATACCTTGATTGGGTGGCTTTGGGGCTATTTTCATGGTTCTAGGCCCCCAAGCCTTTGGGGGGAGAAATCCCCCACCATTTTTTAACCATAACAAACCATGAAAAACCATGAACCTAGGACAAAACCATGATAAATCAACCTTGGACAGGCGCAGATGTAACAAGAAACAACGCGCTCCCAATCAAACCAAATCAACCTTTTTGGTATATGCACCATCCCAATACATGTTGGGATTTTGTACAACATAGAGAGAAATGGCTTTTTCTCCCATCTTTCCGCCGGCTCTTTGAACTTGCTGGGGTGAATGGTGTGCGTATGATTCCACGTGGTGGAACTGATAGCCAGATGGCAAGAGTCCGAATGATGGATGATGGATTTGAAGTACTCGAATGGGATTTGGGCTATCAAACCCGCCACCAAACCCGAAATGGGGGATGGTATTATTCATCGATTTGGGAAGTTCCCAAGGTAGTAGCGAATAGAGTAGTCTGGAAACATGACAAAGATTCTTTCAATGATTGGAAAGAGTCTCTTATGGAAGAAGGAGTGATTGAAAAACCGGATTTGGATATACTCTCTTTCTTCATAGATATGCAAGAAAAACGAGTACAACGAAATGAAGGGAAAAACATGACCCCAAGAATCAAGAAACTCTATGAAGCGGATGTTTTGAAGCTTGATATGATGAGAAAATATATCGAATTGGAAGGGCCGGTTTCTCTAGATGGAGAAGCCCCCAAGAAGAAGAAGGTGAAAAGAAATGTCTAGAGAAACATTTGAACGAATGACGAAAAGAATAATTGAGCATAATAAGAAAACAGGTGGTAAGATGACAGAGAGAGAAGCGCGTAAAATTGCGTCTTCTGTCGCTATTCGCCACGACCGCAAAAATAGCGGGAAATAACCCATAAAAAAAAGGATTTCGAAATGGCTAATTACAATGGAAAATCACGTTTTGTTCTACCAAGAGCGCTACAACTAAAAAATGGTGTGAATGTCGAAACAATTACTACTGTTCGAGTAATCGATAATCTTGATTCACAAATGCAAGTTCTCACAAATGATAGTGGTAGTGCTATTGATGTAAAACTTCCACTTCCCAAAGATGGAGCTTTTTATTGTTTCCAAAGCGCTGGAGCAAACGAGATACATATCCGTGATGCTGGGACTACTGTTACATATGCAGTATTGGCATCGACACAAGGATGTTTAATCGCTTCTGATGGAAGTGATTGGTATATAGTTATCAAAGCATAATAGAGGATAATCATGGCGCTTTTGGATACATATTACGCACCACGTATACGAGTTCCCCAAATGATTCAACGGGCAAAAACCCAAATTGTTGAACTCATCGTGTACCGCAATGGGGCGGAAGTGACTCCAACAAGCGCCACATATCAGCTACTCAATGAAGATGGTACGGAAATCATATCCACCACCACGGCCAATATTGTAGGAAACAAAATCCAATACAGTATTGCTTCTTCTCTTGTACCAGAAACGATGTCTCTCACAGATGGACTTTTTGAACTTTGGGAAGTTGAAATTGGTGGCTTGGATTATACATTTCAACGGCCCGCATATCTTTGTAGACGGCCATTGTATCCATGCATTTCTGACATTGATTTGGAATCCAGCTATTCTGATTTGGCCAATCTTCTACCGGCCAGCTATACCGATGGCTGGCAACGATACATAGATGAAGCATGGGTACGTATTATTGAACGTCTTAGACAACTTGGAAATCTTCCATACTTGATAACAGAACCCCAAGCGCTTCGTTCTTCCCATCTTGAATTGGCTTTGGCTTTGATATGGCGAAATATGCACTCTTCCCTTGGACAATCGAATGGAAGATACCTTGATTTATACAAAGAGCATATCAAAACATACGAATTCCAGTTTAAACAAATATCCTTCCGCTATGATATGGATGAAGATGGAATGGCTGATGATGTGGATAAGAGGAAAGCGGGCTTCCCCATGATTTCCACTACCAACCCACCATCCCGATACAATCGAATACGATATAGGCGGTATTGATGGCTACCATCAAACTATCAGTAATTCGGAAACGTGTAGCGGTAGCACTTGAAGGGATAAGTGGGGCGGGACTTCGTGAAAGCCCACTCCCATTCCAAGCGTTTGGGAGAACTCCCAACTCCATAGCACACAAAGCCTTTTCTGTTGGTATTGGTGGCTCTAACGCTTCCGATGATAGACAACGACCTACAGAAGGGGCAATGTTACAAACTGACTTGGATATAACCTTTGCTTTCCGTATTCGACCCCTTGACCAACTTACAGACATCGACCTACAAATGGATATGGAAAACACGATTATTACGGCTTTACTTGATAGGTCTAATGCGGTATTATATCCCAATCTACACATAAAACTTATTTCATCAACAAGGCTTTTAACTGATAGTGGGGAGTATGTTCTTTCTACTTTGTCATTTGAAGCCCTTCATTTTATACCCCTACAATAACTTAACCTAACAGGAGAAATCATGGCTGAAACTACCGTGGTCGCCGTTCCAAGAGATGGCACAATTTCAATAACAAATGGAGATGCGACCGTGTACGCGGTAGCTTATGAGGCTGGAGATTTTTCGATGAATCTCGATAAAGCAGAAAGAATTGTCATATATGACAGAGCCACAATCGTGGGACTAAGGGCAGGTTCAGACCCTGTTCCTTCAATTTCTTTTTCTGTCCATCTTCGTGAACTTGCAGATTCAACAGAAAATACAATCTTGGATTTTATTTACAAAACTGGCGCTTCTGCTTCTGCGACTTCTACCGGTGGAACAGGATTTGAACAATTTTTGTGTACTGTCGAATTCCAAGCCAATATGAGCGCTTTGGGTGGTTCAAATACAAAAGCAACATTCAACAAAGTACTTCTAACTGCCAGCGTGGCAGAAGGAAACCCAGATACGATTTCCATAACTGGAGAAGTATATGGTGCTATTACTCGTGTTGAAGTGTAACAATGGAAAACAGAACCATGAAAAAATCCATTGGAAAACTTGAATGTGTTTTTGGTATGCCCAAATCTATGTCCACAGTATGGGATGTGTTCTACATGATTTCCACCAATCCCAACCGCGCCCAACTTGGTCGTCTTTTTGCGGGATTGGTGGGGGTTACAATTCAGAACCAACCCACATGTCCAAAGTATAGTATCTCAGATTGTGATTTAATGGCCTATGGTGGGCGCGTCCAAGAATGGATAGCCGGCCACAAGGGGAACCCCATAGAAATCCTTGAAGTGGGAACAGAACTCTTTCAAATGATGAGTGAACACATATCCACAGATAAGGAGGTTGAAAGCGCCGAAAATTTTTCTTCAGACCCGCCGGTGGAATAGTTCGGACGGGTTTTATCATCTCCAGATTTTGGAATCAAGAACCCACTTGGTTTTTTCAACAACCCAAAGAACTCCAAGCGGAACTGATAGCAGATTATAAGCTATCCAATACCAAACCGGAAGATGTGAAGAAGAAGAAGAAGCGTTCTCAACTCGATAATCTACAACGAACACACGAAAGATATAAGAGAAGGGGCGCGGAAGATGGCTAGAAGAATACGATACGGAAAAGGAAAATCTTCCATCGAAATAACCGGCCCCCAAAGAGAGCTTTTTGAACAAGCCCTTCGGGAAGTCGCTGGTTCCACCATGAAAGTCCTAGAAGATGAGATAGATGAACGGGTAGAATTTGCCCGTTCTAACTGGAATGTCCGATATGGGAAACCTGTAACGAACAAACGAACAGGAAAAACCACCATCAGAAAAGAAAAATCCGCTCGTTCGGTGGATAAGTTCACCGATGGAATCCGTATCCTCCAAGGAGGAAAAGCCATAGAAGGATTCTTTCGGAATGATGCTCCGTACGCGTATGCCATCAAATCAGCATCCTACTCCAAGAGAGATAACGGAAGCGCTTCCACGGTAGCAGAAGGGAAGCGGGTGGCAGAAGAAACAATGTGGAAACCAGCAAAAAAGAACGTGAATAAATTGGTAAAAAAATTGGCTGATGCCTATGTAAAAGACCAGAAGAAAAAGGTGTAAAAATGTCAGATGTCAATAAAAGTATCAGTATATCGTATCGTGCCGATGTTCAAAATCTTGTCAATGGGCTAAAAAAGGTTGGGAATCTTTCAGAGAAGGAATCAAAACGACTGGTGAAAGAGCTGGACAAAGCATATACAAAAGCCTCCAAAGCCAGCGAAAAGAGCGCAAGGAAACAAGAACAAGCGCTGAAAAAGGTGGGGAAGACTGCCAAGGGAGTGGGGAAGGGAATCCAAACTTCCTTCACAAATGTTTCTTTGGCCGTTGCTGGGGCTGGTGTTGCTGTTCTTGCCTTTGGTCAACACATCGCGAATATGTCCAATCAACTTGTGGACGCAAGTACAAAAACCGGTGTTTCTGTCGATACTTTGAACGGGCTAAGATTGGCATCCCAAGGGGCTGGGGTATCGTTTGAAGAACTGGAAGTGGGATTGGTAAAACTTCCCCAATTGATGCAGAAAGCCAGCGATGGAAGCAAAACAGCACAAAAAGCTTTTGAATCTCTTGGAGTACAAACCACAAAAACCGTGGATGGATTCCAACAATTGAGAAGCGCAGATGCAGTTTTAAAAGATGTATTTGAATCTTTGCAAGCCATAGAAAGCGCAGAAGAAAAAGTGGCCCGTGCTTCTGAGATTTTTGGAAGAACCGCCGGCCCCAAATTCGTCCAATCGGGCGCTATAGATAATCTTGAAGCCTTTGTGGGCTTGGCCAATGAATTTGGGGTGAACAGTGGCCCACGGATGCAGGACCAAATGGCGCAATTTCAACGAGTTAGCGCCACGGCCACCAATGTAATAACAGGGGAGTTTTTACGCTTTCTTGATGTTGTAGCCGGTGGGGAAGCCGGCGCGGGTGGTGGGATAACTGATTTGATAATGGGAGCAACCCAAGCCTTTATTGTATTCGGGGAAATCGCTGGAAATACACTAAAGGGACTACAAGATTCTTTTGGGATAATCTTGGCTGGGTTGAATGTGGCCGTTGTTGGTATCACTGGAACAGCGGATGAATTAGAGCGCGCCCAAATCGTATTTGATGAGATAGGGAATGAGATAGCCCAACATGGGGAAAAGTTCTTTTCTCCTTTTGATACTGCATCAGAGAAATTGGATGATTTTAATTCCAAATTCAAAAAAACTTTGCAATCTACCCAAAGCGCTGGGGGTGGTAGGGGAGCGCCAAGAACAGGTGGTGGAGCTGGAGCAACAAAACAAACCACAAAAGCCGTGGATGAATTGGCAGAGTCTACAAAGCTACTTGAAAAGATAGACCAAGAAATCTTGGACACCATGACAAAGATTCGAGATGAACGAGTTTCAGCTTTAACCGGTGAAGAGAAAATAATAGCGCTTCGAGATATAGCGCTTCAAAAAGTCCATGAAGAGAAGATGGCTTTGGACTTATCCATTCAAAGCCAAATCGAAAAACTGAAACTATTGGAGCAGACACAAGAAGTCCAAGACCAAATAGCAGACCTTGAATTTGTACAAGCTGATAGAATGGAACAATTGGACAAAGAAAGAAGGGACATTATCCAGGAAGCATTTGATGCACAGAAAGACAATATCCTCGAAGAAGGAGAACTGAAAATACAAATTGCGGGTGAAGTTACAGAAGCTCAACTTGAAAATGACGACAAATTGAAAAAAAGCGCTCGTGAAGTATTCGATGAATACACTCAAGGATTTGGAATGGTTTCCCAAGGATTTGGGGTCGTTGCTGATTTAATTGAACAAAACAGTTTAAAAAACAAGAAAAATGCAGAACTGGTTTTTAATCTCAGAAAAGCAAGTGCCATAGCAGAAATAGCAATTGCAACCGCCACAAATGTGGTGGAAGTGTTCCCCAATCCCGCGCTTATGATAGGGGCTACTGCTTTGGGTATTGCCCAAGGTGCTTTGGTGGCCAGCGAACAACCCAAATTTCATATGGGTGGGATGATTGGAAGTTCTTCCCCACTTGCCCCAGATGAAACGATGGTACGCGCGAAAAGTGGAGAAGCGATACTTTCCACAAGTGCCGTTAGTAGAATAGGTGAAGAAGGGGTGAGAGCTTTGGAAAATGGAAGTGGTATCACACCCCAAATAATAGTCATGAATCCTTTCAAACATTATGATAGATTTATTCGTGGACGGGATGCGCTTGGCATGAGTGGAACCATAGGAACCGGAAGAAGAGGATACTAAAATGGGAAACAACGTAACACCAGACTTTCTTAGAGGTTTCATCATTCCAATGGAGTTGGGAAGCGCCAATATATGGCAAAGTGAAACCACAATAACCCAACAAAATCCAAGCGCCGGCGACCCAGTCCCACAACAAACTTCCAAGATGAGAGTCCTTTCTAATGGTGTACAAAGTGACACAGGAAATCTTTCTATTGTTACAAGAAAAGCGGGAAGCGCTGGTTTTGGTTCTCGGTTCACCTTCAAGGAAAATGTATCATCCACTACGGTGGAATATGGCCGTGATTCATACAATGCCATATCAGGTTTTGAGTACAAATTAACGGGAAGCCTAACAACAAATTACAGACTACCCACAGCACTTGTAACCAAAGCCAATACACTGATAATAGCCTACGAAGAAATAACCGCTTTAACCACCGAATTAAAAGTTCTGAGAATCGACAAAGATGGAACAGAAAGCACCACCACAGAATATACGGTTTTAACCGCTCTAACCACTACCCAAAGACTTCATCCAACTATTACAGAACTTGAAGACGGCGCTATCATGTTGGGGCATCTCTTGGAAGATGATGGGAAAGCCAATTTTCGAGTGTTGAGAAGTGAAGACGATGGTGTTTCTTTCGACTTGGTATCAAGAGAGGGATGGAATGAAGCGCTCGCAGTTGGAACCGCTACTGGGGCCGGTGTTGCTACCTTTGACATAATACGGATGAGAATGGCCAGCGTTAGCGGGTCTACTGTTCTTCTGGTGGAAACAGAATCCAACAATACAAGCGTAACAAAGAGAAATCAAGTTTTCCAATATGTGTCTATAGATGGATGTGGAACATTCACCAAGATTTCCACGGCTTCCAACCTTACAAGCAATTCATATCGAAAAATCAACCTATCCACCAGATTCGGAAGGTTCGTTTTTTCCTACATTGCCACCACTGGAACCCTTCAATATATGGAACTCCCAAATCCATTTTCTAATATCCATCTTTTGAGGGAAGCCGGCGCGGTGATTCCACTTCTTTCCGTTCCAAATGCTTCCACGGGAACAAATGATTACATGACGGGTGGAGATACTGCCATGGTAGTGGATGAAGACGGCGGTGTTTATGTATATGCTTATAACGGAGGAACAAACGATTTTATTGTTTCCCAATACTACGATGGTGTACAGTTCAGATATACAAATGGGAGCGAAACAGTAGCGCAGGGGAGTACCCTGAATTGTGATGATGCTCTAACCAGATTGAGAGATATATTTGTGGTTCATTGGCTCGGAAGGGGATTCATGGTTTCCAACATGGATTCCAGTACATCTTTGGATAACTCCATATTGTTCACGTATTTGGGCGGTTATTCCAATCAAAATCTTCCCAAGACAGCTTATGGAGATGTGGAAGCAGATTGGACAAGAGCGGGATTTATAAGAAATTATCTTCCTTTGGATGAACCTTCGAACATAACCGGACTGAATGAAACAGGTTTGGGGAATGATGTTATCAGTGGTGGGGCTTTGGTTATCACAAGTTCCCCATCATACCCCAGCAATAGATTTTACACATGGAATAACCTTCCAACGTCTCTAATAAATACCGACTACACAGACCAAGGAATCATTGTACGCTCTTCATGTATTGCCACAGATGGAGGAGGAACAACGGCCAATCAAAGAGGTTTCACTCTTGAAATGGATAACGGTACAAACCGATACAAAATAGCCATATACATCACTGAAACTTCCATTCTTTTGAGAGATATAATTGGTTCTTCTGACATCGCCACAAATGCCCATGATAATACCCAAGGGGTGGACATTATTTGCTCCATTGGAAAGGGGAACAAAGTAAGCGCATGGTTCAGAACGGCTTCAAATACATCTCTTCGGAACTATAGCAACATAGCCACAAACCAAACCATAACAAGCGCCGGTAGCACTTCCGCCGGTCACAGAATAGAATGGGGTCATCTCACATATACAAGCGGGACATTTAAAACGAATTGGAAAGAGTTCCATGTTTCGACTTTGGGCGCTACTGGGATTGGGTTGGCTAATGGTTTTGATAATCCCAATGATTTGGCATCTCGGCCATATCCACCACTATCACAATGGGCCTATGTTTATGATGGGGTTTCCATTTCGACCACGGACGGCCCAACATATGAGGGAGAACAGTTCCAAATTACTCCCCAATATGATTATCCAGTGGAGAACATATTTTTCGACATTGCCCCAAGTCCAAGGATTCAATGGAGAACGGCCAAGGTAACAGGTTTTTCCAATGTTCCATCCCAAACCCTATCCATAAAACTGAATTCAGACACGGCCACAAGTATCATCGAATCACTACCAAATGATTTAATGGGCTTCCATTTCAGTGGTGTGAACTGGCGACTTGGGGACATATATTATCATAATGGGACTACATGGGTACAATTGGCATCCATAGCCAACCAAATCAGAAGTTCTTGTGTGATTACGGGTAGAAGTGTACGTGGTGCGGTTGGGCTAACAGAACCATATTTTACACTCAATGAATTGGCCGGATGGACGGCTTATTTTGTCGTAGGTTTAGACCAAGTGTATAGAAAAGTTGTATCCAATACAGAAGGGAAATTTGGAGGAACTGCCACGGGAACAAAACAGTGTACAGTTCAGTTTCTCACCAATCCCCCACAAGGGGCGGGAACTGTTTATTTTATCCCACCCATGTTTTCCGTTGTTGTTTCGATGAATGGCATCCAAGCCAGCGCGTTTCAGATTCGCACGGATGCCCAAAGAACTTATGATAATGACATACGTATTGGAGAAGTTATTATTGGGCCGGTTATTCTGGCGGGTCGTCAATATGGAAGGGGAAGAACCATCTCCATCGAAAGCGGAACGACTACAATAGAAACCCAAGATGGGATACGTTATTCAAGAGAAATCAAGCCTCCAACTCGTTCTTTTAATGTAGCATGGACTGATGGAATAGATATATCCCAGCTCCAAGGAAGCCAACCTGATATAGATTATTGGATGGCATCCAACCAAACAGGAGCGCAACCCATAGCCGTCAATAATGAAGCCCCCGATTTGATGATGGGTTTTCTTCGATATGTCCAAGGGGCGAAAAAACATTTTGTGTATCTTCCCAATATATCCAAATCCACTTCTGCTTCTGAAGATAAACGGTACTTGGGTAGAGAAAACCAACAAGCGCTTGTTACATTGGTGGGAGATGTACAGATTGAACATGTTGTGGGCGATGAACTCCAATCCCAAAGTGGTGAGGTTTTCCGAATAGCCACCATCACGATGAAGGAAGTTAAATAAATGTATTACGGATATGGAGCAAGAACAGATTGGGAAGAAGTGAACATAATATGGACGCTAGAAATTTCGTATCTTGGGGATGATTATCGTTTTGCTTCCATCACGATTGATTTGGTGGATGAAGATGGGAAAACATATCCATATGTTGGAGGGTTGGAAGATGTTGTTATTTCCACATCTCTTCAGAGTGTTGGAGATATAAAAGCGGAAAGTGATTCTGTATCCATGGCCATAACCTTTCCAAATCGGAATATAGCCATTGACCAAATGAACGGGAAGTTTCTGGAAGGTTCCACGGCCAAGATTGGATATGTTCTTATTAAAAATGGACAAGTTGAAACCCAATATGATAACCGGCCAATTGTGTTCCGTGGAATCATAACTGGCCCAGTGTATGGGCATCCCAATAGAGATAGCGGATATGTAGAGTTCTCAATCGAGAACCAAGCCATGATTTCTTCCCAAGGACTTCTTTCCACGGTATTGGGTTCCAATATGTATATTGAAGATGTTTCATGTTCCAATGCTTTCTATGTTTCTCCAGAATGGCCACAAGACAGAGGATTAACGGAAGTCCAAGACATTCACAGAGGAAAAGTAATCCCATGGGTATTTGGGCATTTGATGGGGGTTCAACATTCAAATGGTGATAATGCTTCCATTCCCATTACCCCAGCGTATGCCATCGCGTACGACCCAAGCGCGGGCCACAAACCCGTATATTATCTTTGTTGTGGACATGTCACAAATGCCAATACAGTCAACCTATATTCGAACACTGGGGAAGTAGACAGTGCTAGTATCTCCACATTTGTGAACATAGATAATCGTACATTGACGTATTTTTCTCTTCCAAATAGTTCACCCATTCCCCAAAGTGTCGCTTCTAATGATGATAGACAGGTTTGGATAGAATGGGATGATGGGGGAGCATATCCCAACCCCGTTGGAAGTGGAGATTTACAAGGTGGTGGAGATATATGTCTCTGGCTTTTGTCGGAACTCACCACGGATGTGGATTATGAGGCATGGAACGCGCTAAGGCCATTCTTGAATCAATACGAGTTCGCCGGTTATGTCAATGATGATAAAATAACTGTTTTCCAGTGGCTACAGAAAAATATCATTGCTTATCTTCCCATTCATGTCATAAATGGTCCCAATGGTTTGAAACCCGTTCTTGATATGTTTCAAGGGATGGTATCCATCAGAGAACGATTATCCATAACAGCGGGAACAGACTTTGAACGTGTTGGACCTGTCGTATCACTCAATACCCCAGAAGATGTTTCCAACGTTATCACGGTTCGTTATGCCGTGAATGGGGTAGTAGATGATTATTCCACATTTGTACAAATATCCAACCGCATCCCAGCCAGTGGAAATCTTTCTTCCATCTCTTATGTAGCCCATCCCAAATCCATGGTTTCCATCCAAAGATATGGGGAGAAGAAGAAGGTGGTGGAGCTTGATTATTGTTACTCGAATCTTACAGCACAACGAATAGCCCAAGACATTTTAGAGCGGGAAGCGCTTCCCACAAAATCCGTTCAATATAGTGTATCACTTCGATATGGATACCTAATTTTGGGTGATATAGTAGAAATCACAGATGAAGAAATAGGACTGAATCAACAAAAAGCCCAAATCATATCCAAGATTTTCGAAGAAGGAAGATGGTTATTGGATATGAAAATAGACGAAAACCCAATGAGATATAACCGAAATGTATAATCAAGATAGCGCTAGAAAATACGGATGGAAACCCCAATGGTTTGGTGTTGATGGATTTGGGAAAATCTTGGAACTTGCAATTATAGATTTTCAAAAAGAACATGGATTGGAAGAAGATGGGCTGGTAGGACCTTCAACATATAGACGTCTTTTTCTTGCTAGGGAAAAAGAAATCTCTCATTGGGAAGAAGAAGAAATACAAGAAGGGAAAAAATCTATTGTATACAATGGGAATCTTTTTTCTATTGATTGGGAAAGAGTTATTCTTTGGGATGAAGATAAGGGATACAAAGCCAAAAACTTCAAAAAAATGATAGGAAAGCCCCGCGAACCTCTTATTTTTATTAACCATTGGGATGTGTGTCTCTCTTCAAAATCATGTCAAAAAGTTTTAGACAATAGGGGTCTTTCTGTACATTTCCTTATTGATAATGATGGCACAATTTATCAGACGATGGATATTCAACACATAGCTTTTCACGCGGGAAGACATAATTCTATGTCGATTGGGGTTGAGATTTCCAACGCATATTATCCAAAGTATCAAGATTGGTATGTAAAAAATGGATTTGGAGAACGTCCCATTTGGAAAGAAACAGTTCGTGGAAAACCACTTGAAGAACACCTTGGTTTTTATGATGTACAAATAAAAGCATGCCAAGCGCTTTGGAAAGCTGTTTCTATCGCTTGCGATATACCACAAAGATGTCCACTAGAAAATGGAAAAATGATGGATAGACTTCATCAACCTAGTTTTGATGAAAAATGGAAAGGGTTTATTCATCATTTCCATGTATCAAATAAAAAAATAGATTGCGGTGGATTTGACCTACAAAAATATCTTGGGAAGAAATAAAATGGACGTAACCACATACAACGATATATGGGTGAACCTTGCCACCAATTCCCCTTTCCTTGGGTGGATGATTTATAGCTATATACAAACCAATAAACTCTTGGAAAAAACCCGTGAAGAATCAAAAGCGGAAGCCAAAGAGATAAGACTTGAAGCCAAAGCGGAAGAACAAAGAGTGAGGGATAGATTTGAAAAAGTTATTATAGACCTAAACAAAGATAGAACCCAACTGGTGGAAGGGTTCTCTTCGCGAATCTCATCTTTGGAACGTGGGCAAAAAAAAATCTTCCATCTCCTTGGGGAACTCTCAGAGGTAAAAGAGAAGATTACCAAGATAGAGATGAAAGAAGAACTCAAGAAGGAGATTGGATAACATCAAAACAATGTTGTAAATGTTTACATTTCTTTCTGAAGTACCATCCAGAACATTGGCATGTTCCCCACATCCCACCATTGGGTTTTTGTCTCACAAATACTTTGTATGTATTGACCACAAAACAAAAATAAATGTATTTTTTCCCGTTGATGGTACATATCCTTTTTGATACCTCCCTAGATGTAATGGGTAATGTCTGTTTCATCATAACCATCCACATCTTGGGGAGTTGGGAACGCTTCACATCTTATATAGTGCGTTCCATGCTCCACTCTATAGTCATGTACACAAGTGATGCCAAATAGCATGGCCCGTATCTCTTCGAAGTCATGTTCAAGATATACGGGTTCTTCTTGCTTCATTTCCATTCTGGTGATTTGGGTGGTTTTGTTGCCTTCTTTCCATAGATTCATGGGGGAGAAGGTGACAATGTTTTGGATGTTTATTCCAATCGGTTCAATTACTCTTTTTGTTCCAGTTCTGGCATAGGTGGAAAAGTCTTTTATTTGGTTACAGATGATAATCATGGTTCTATATCCCCAATGGTAGTTTTAGTTGTTGTTGGTGTTGTTCTAATCTCTTCTTGGCTCCCAGATAATATTCTTCATCCAGCTCGTACCCATGGAACTCATATCCAAGAGTATCGCAAGCAATGGCAGAAGAACCACTTCCAAGATGGGTGTCCAGTATCTTCATTCCCTTGGTGGCATACTTTGAGAGTAGCCACATATAAAGTTTTATAGGCTTTTGGGTTGGGTGAATCGTTCCTTCTTGCGCTAATGCCCCACGATTACATACAAAGATTCTAGTGGCACGATTAAAAGACGAAAATGCAAGTTCACAATCAGACATTGTTAATCCTTTTTGTCCTTTGTCCCATACAATCCATCCTTTAGATGAAAAGAGATAATGTGGATAGTAATTAGCGCCCCATATTATTTGATTTTTTGAAACACGAAACAATTCTTCAAAGTATTCTTTTGGTGGTGGCTTTGAATCCCATCCTTTGTGTTCAAAATACTTTCTATTATGTTTTGGTTTTTTACAATTAGATTCTTTTTGGCCATCAATGCCAATTCCATAAGGTGGGTCAACAATAGCCAAGTCAAATTCGTTATCTTTCATGGATGCCATTGCTTCCATACAGTCTTGATTATATAGGTGTATCATGGTTCTATATCCTTGTTTATTGTTTTGTATAGGGTTGGTTTGCTTCATATGCTTCTTTCAAAAGCTGTTCTTTGTCAGCTCCGGATAGCTGGGAAATCAGTTCACAAAAGTGGTGGATTGTTTTGTTCTTGGGTCTATGGATACCCTTTCTGAGAGAATGTATAATTTGTTCTCTCATTCCTTTTTGATTGAGTTGGTAATTACGAACCCCCAAAGAAGCCATGGTGTAACGTACCCATGAAGATAATCTTTCTGGATTCCAATCCTCACTTGGTGGTTTCCAGTGGGGCGGGGGCCATGATGTAATTAATACTTTTTCGTCAATGTTTCTTCTCACTTCTTCTTCTCCTTTGTGTCTTTACGGATGGCATCCATCCCTAAAATAATAATGTTGTTGGTTGGTTGGTTCGTGTATTTGGCTATGTATTCACACAATACATAGTATTTCATGATTTGGGGATGGGCACGGCCACAGGCATAACTATCGATACATTGCGATGTTACACCAATGTAGCCGGCCATATCCTTCCATCTAAACTTGTACTTCCTCTTCATGGAACATAGCCAGAAGGAAAAGTGGGGCGCTCTTATTTTCTCCATTTTCGTACCCACAAACGAAAATACAATGCCAATCTTTTAGGGGTGGAGGTTAGAGTATTGTATAGCCGTTCCACATCCTTGGTATCTTGGAGCGCTTCATGGGTGGGGTATACCTTCCACCCTAGGAATCTACGAATAGAATCCATGGATAGAGATGGAAGCCCATAAGGAACAAGATACAAATATGATAGCGTGGTGGTATCAATGGCGCGTGGGTCAATGTACGTTTTTATTTTGTATCTCCACAAAAGATTTCTAATGAACTCTATATCAAAACGTGGGTTATGTCCTACAATGATATAATCTTTCAAGAGAATCCCAATGTGGTGGGCTAACTCTTCTTGTGATATGGCATCCATCCACGCGCTTGGTGTGTAGCCATTGACGGCCACGGCTTTGGGGTCAATGTGGCTTGGCCATTCTGGCTTGGCTTTGAATGTCCATGTCTTCCCATCGTTCCTTCGTATAATACAGACAGAGATTATTTCGTGATAATCGCTATCCAATCCAGTGGTTTCACAATCTAGAAAGATGATTTCTTTTTTTTGAAGTAGTATCATTATTTGTTTCCTTCGGTATAGCTCCACACCATATATAGCACAAAACAAGCGATTCCAAGCGGGATAGAAGCGCCAATAATGTAGGGTTTCAGGGATGCCATAAATAGATGAAGTTCGAGTATTGAAATGAACATGGTTTTGTTCTCCTTGTAAAAAAAAAGTTTGACTCGTTGGAAAGTCTTAGCTATTATAAACTTGCCTTCTTGACAAGGCAAGAAAAAAACAACCAATAAAGGAAAAAAACATGACAAGTCAAGATTATAGAAAATATAGAGAACTCATCAAAAAGCATGGAAAAGTGAAGGGGTTGGAACTCTACAACGAATCATTGAAAGAAACCCCAGCTTATAAGCAATGGAAAAAAAACATGGATAAAAACAATGGGGGAAAAGATGTTTCCTAGATGGATAAGTAAGCAACTTGTAAAAAATGACATGAGCCAAAGAGAGCTATCCGAACAATTGGGCATCCATGAATCTTTGGTTTCTCGATGGATGAAGGGGGAGCGCGTCCCAACTCTTCCGCGTATTATCAAGCTATCTTCCATCTTTGGGGTGGGAGTGGAAGAGATACTGAAGAAGATGGGGAAGCTAGATGTATAAGCTTAGCCAATACATCAAAAGTCTATCTGAAGAGTTTCCAGAAGTCATCAAAGCCACCACAAAGCCTTTGTGGAAAAAGTGGATAACAGGACGACAAAAACCAACACATAAGCAGATGGATAAGTTTTTGAATCTCATCCCAGAAAGAGCGGGCCACAAGAAACACTTCCAAGCCCAAGCGTTTCTTCTGTCGAAACATGTCCAAGAGAATGGGGGTTTTGAACACTCGTTTCCTGTTCTTCCCATGGCATGCCCACGGCCAAGATTCACGAAGTTCGGACGGCCATATATGCCCAAGAAATATATGGATTGGAAGAAGAACTTGGCCAAGATGATGGAATCTCTTCCCCTAGATGGATTGGATGGGCCGGTTAAAATAACGCTAGAATTCCATTTTTTCAGCGAGAACAAACCATGGGGAATCCATCAACAAAAACCCGATGTAGACAACTTGATAAAAGCCGTTCTTGATAGCGCCCAAGATAGCGGGCTAATACTAGATGATGACCATGTTTATAGTGTGACGGCATCCAAGTATTGGGGCCATGAACCCAAGATTACCATGAAAATACAGTACTAAATAAATGGGGGCCGGAAAACCAGCCCCACACAACCAACGTATCAACACAAAACAAGGAGAAGATACACAATGAAAATAACAGCTTTAGAGAAAATATACAACCCTAGCAAGCCAATAAAACTAGATTATGATTTTGAATCTTTGGGGAAGTTCATTTGTAAAAAGAGAAATATCAGCAAGAAGGAAGAAGTTCCATGTTGGAGTCCTGCCACGTTCTCCAAGATACCACTGAAAAACGACAATGTTGTCGAGGTATCATGTGCCGTTTTCGATATAGATGATGGGGCGAAATGGATAACACATCTACTTTTTAGCAAGTTCCAATACATAGCCCATACATCATTTTCTCATACTGGATTTAACCACAAATGGAGATTGGTGATACCTTTTACCAAACCAGTTCCATCCCATCTTTGGGAAGGGGCTTGGATGCAGTGTAAGAGATTATTCTTTGAAACCACTGGGAAAGCCATAGATGAAAAATGTAAGGATGCCCGAAGATTCTATTTCTTGGGAAATGAAACAACCCAATCACTTTTTAAACATACAATTAACAAAAAAGGAATGACCTTTTCGATAGATTTTGACAAGTGCGTAAAGTACAAAGAAGAGATAAAAAAGCGGGAAAAGGAGAAATTGGAGCGATTGAAAAAACGGTATAACGCTATTCAGAATCTTCCCCAATATGCACAAGACCCCAAAGAAAGCTTATCTTTGAAACTGTCCACAGATGCCACATATCGAGAGTCTTTGGGAAGAAAGATTGGTGGAAGAAATAGTGGTGGAGCAAATCCAAGAATGATTGGGTGGAATTGTCCATCATGTGGGAGAAGTGACGCAACGTATTATTATGTTGAACCGCTGGGAAACAAAACAACCGCCCAATGTGGACATATGAACTCATGTGGCCAGTGGTGGACATTGTTCCAGCTCGGCCGTTCTTTTGGGGTGTGCTAAAATGAAAGAATTTAATACAGCAAAAACAACATATATAGAACCCCAAGAAATGGGGCTGAAGACCACCATAAAAGTGGTCAGTGGGAACATTATCGAGACGGTCAGAAATAGCCGTTTCAATGTGGTGGTACTTCTCACAAAACACCCATATTTTGGGGATTTGGGTTTGAACGAGTTTAACCGCTTGGTGTACTGGAATGGGAAGCCCATAGATGATAATCAGCTCTCCAGAATGTCCACATGGATGGAAGCCGTTTATGATGTGCGTCCATCTGTACAACTTATGTTGGAGTGTTGCAACCAAGTTGCAGAAGACAAGAAATACAACCCATTAGCCCAATACTTTGAAGGGAAAAGATGGGATGAAGTGAAGAGATTGGAATTTCTTTTGGAAGACTATTTTGGAGCGCAACCCAGCACAATAAATAGAGCATATTCTAAGAAGTTCTTCATTGGAGCGATTAGAAGAGCGCTATTTTCCACCATGGAGAAGCCAGTGAAACATGATAGTGTTCTGGTACTCTTCGGGAAACAGGGACTGAAAAAGAGTACGTCCATAGAAATCTTGGCTTTATGCCAAGAGTGGTTTGGGGATACTCCTTTGGACATCACCAACAAAGATTATGTTCTTCATCTCAATGGGAGATTATTGTATGAAATGAAGGAGATGGCCAAGAGAGCAAAAGACAAGAAATTGGAGAAAGCATTTCTTGACCAGAAAATAGATTCTCTACGTCTTCCATATGGACGGATTAGAATAGACATCCCCAGGAGAACTTCTTTTATAGCAACCACAAACCGCTTGGACATCTTGAACGATGCCACGGGAAGCCGTAGGTGGTGGCCGGTTATGTGTGGCTATTATTGGGATAAGAATGGAGATATGGAAGCATGGGAAAAGAAGAAGAGAATAGACATCCAAGGGTTGAAGAAAATCAAAGACCAAATTTGGCTTGAAGCACTTCACTATTCCAAGAATGAAGAAGAAATACATTGGCTAACAGATGAAGAGGAAGCTAGCCGAGAAGATGGAAGAGAAGCCTTTACAAGCCATCACCCACAAACCCCCATTGTGATGGGAATCGTTAGAGATATGGCCAGCCAAGGGAAGAAACACTTTCTCCCAGAAGAGATAATTGACCGTATGGATATACCAACAAATCAACGTGATTTTATTGTAAAGAACACGATAGAGAGCATTTTATTAGAAAAAGGGTATAGTAAAAAGAAACAACGTGTTCGTACTCATGCGGGAACGTCACACCCAATATGGAGATGGTCACATGGATAATGAACGAATGACAGAAGACGACAGTGTTTTCCAGCTATTGGACGTGGCATATTGCTTATTGGGAGATGGTGAGAATCCAATGAAGGTTATCCGAATGGCCATGTTTATAGCCATCTTGGAAAGTCACCACCAAGGGAAAACACCCGAAGAAGTGAAGGCTATGTTTTATGTCATGATGCGGAAATTTGAAAAACAATATCCTCGTTATGATACCCATATAGACTTTGGGGAAGAGTAGAATGGAGGAAAGCCCCCAAGAGCGCTTCCAAAGAATGGCCAAGGAAGCCCATGAAAGTGAAGATTTGGTATATCATTATCTAACCGTGAAACATGATATGGGTTTTTATCTCACTTCCCAAGATAAGCAAAAAGAAGGAATAAAGAAGGGCTGGCATGTTCCCGATATACAAAGCCATAAACGCACCCAAACCACCATAGAAGTGAAAGAAGACATACGATGTGGGAAGACTGGGAATTTGGCTTTTGAAAGTGATTGCTTGGAACGTCTGAAGGCTTGGAGTGTAGCCCATTCCAAGCCCAATATGTTCTTGGCTTATATCAACCACAAAGATTTTCATGTGGACTTTTTCCAATGTAGTCACGATGTGGATAGGCTAAGGAAAGAACTGGAATGGCTTTGTGTGCTTCGTCCTGATTGCAAAGAAGTACAAGGTGGTGACCAAGGAATCAAGCTTTGGATTATCCCTTTGGCCGTGGCTCGTTCCATGGTGTCTTGTGTCACTTCCTCCATTATGTCCCATGCTGATAATGTAGGGTTCTCGATTATTGCAAAAATAAAATTACAAAAGAAATAGCCGTGTAGATACCAA